ATCGTAGCTTCTGTCTGATAGCTTCCTCTGTGAAGTCCATGATTTGCAGTCGCTCTTGTTACTGTATCAAAAGCTCCTGTATCAAACTCACTATGTGAATCCTTCTCTTCTGAAGAGCTTGTATCTCCAGCTGCATATACGCCTTCTGCTGAAACAGCAGAACGTGTGTATCGCAGTAATGAACTTGCACAGAGAATTGGTGGAAATCAAAATGGAGTCCTTACGAAGTCCCAGTCGGACAATAGCGATGTGGTAAATGCAATTAGCCAGCTGGGCAATCGCGTGGACCGAATGGCAGAATCGATCAGTAAAATGAAACTTGTGCTTGATAGCGGAAAGACTGTTGGTGAACTGGCACCGAAAATCGATTCTAACATGGGTGGAAGAAATATTCTGGCAGAAAGAGGGGTGATTTGATTGGAACGCGAGTATTCTGTGAATTTTGGACAGTACAACACGTGGTCTGATTGGCACCTCACGCCTGCAGAACGGCCTATCGTTGTGCCTCCGACCGAAAAAACACATAATATCGACTTGCCGGGTGGCAGTGGTGTGATTGATGCAGCACAAGCATTGACGGGCTACCCGGTATTTAACATGCGAGAAGGAAGCTGGGATTTTTATGTAGAAAATGACATCGAACCCTTTATGACGATCTACAGCAAGGTGATGGCCGCACTTCAGGGAAAACGACTTCGTGTTAGTTTGGAAGAAGATGCGGCCTATTTTTATGAAGGCCGATGCTGGGTGGACAATCCCAAACAAAGCAACGGTCACACCGTGCTCACCATAAACTACAGCTTCAACCCGTATAAGCACAAGTTTGCAGACATTGGGAAAGTTGTGAAAACTGTCGTTAATGGCAGCGCTACTATTTTCTCTGGTTCGGTCAGCAATTATACGGGCGAGCCGATTTGTCCGAAATTGGGCATCGAATTGTCTTCTGGGAATACTATGTCCATCGAGTTCACAACATCTAGCAGACGGTATACAACATCGCTTGCAAAAGGCACATGGGTTGATCCCATTATCATGCTGATACCAGGGGAAACGACATCTATTGTTGCGAAAGGCTATGGGGCAGTGAGCTTACAGGCGATTGGAGGATGGTTATAGTATGTTTAGCGTATACGCTGACGACAAACTGTTCTATTCGCCACGACTGTTGGATGAGAGATATGCCATTACAGAACCTCAGGCAACGCTTGAACTGAATAAAGCAGGCAGCTTTACATTTAATTTGCCATTCATCAATCCGATGTACTCCAGTTTGAAAAAACTGAAGACGATCATTACGATTCGAGAAGATGACGAGGTGCTCTGGAAAGGTCGTGTATTAAACGACGCGAAAGACTTTTACAACACCAAGGCAGTTACTTGCGAAGGTGAACTGGCTTTTCTGAACGATATTCAATATGAACCACATGATTATTCCAAAAAAGGAATCAAAATGGGGGAGTATTTCAAGAAGCTTATTGAGCACTATGCTTCTGAATGTTCAGAAGAGCGAATGATCAAACTCGGCAATGTACGAGGAGCCTTTACAGATGTGCTTATCTATCCCAAAACAACGGACTACACGAACGTTTGGAATCTTATTTCCGGCAATCTTATTGGTGCATCGACCGGTAAAGTTGGTAAGGACGAGGTAGACCTGAGTGATTACGATAGATATTTGTACATCCGAAGGGAAAAAGGCGTATCTTACATTGATTTTGTGGACGACATTGGAAAAGCATCTAGCCAGATTATCGAATTTGGCAAAAATCTTCTGGATTTGAGTGAGTATGTGGATGCTTCCAATGTTTACACACAGATCATTCCGCTTGGCAAAGCTGACAGCAAAGGAAACCGTATTGATATCAAACTTGTAAATGGCGGAAAAAACTATTTGCAGTCTGATAGTGCCATTGCACTCTTTGGCAAAATCCAAAAATCAGTTATCTGGGAAGATGTAACCAATCGAAACACTTTGAAAGCAAACGGGCAACGAATGCTGAATAAGGCTGTTGAGATGGCAATTAAAATTACGATTCGCGCATTTGACCTGCATCGAATCAATGTCAATACTGACAAAATTGATTTTGGTGACAAAGTTCATGTTGTAAGTCTGCCGCATGAAATCAGTTCGGACTTTCTTTGTTCCAAGATTGTATTCACACTCGATAATCTTGAAAATACAGAGTATACGTTCGGATTGGATTTTGAAACCATGTCCGGTAGCTTTGCATCCTACAAGCGTACCTACCAGTATAAAATGGAAAGCGCACTGGAGATCGGTAATCAGAATACGCAGGGCCTTCTCGATGCGATGACCCGTATGGACTCTTTGCAAACACAAGTAGATAGCAGCATTTGCTCATGGTTTTATCCCGGTGTTCCTACAGCAGAAAACTATCCAGCTGTTGAGTGGACAACACCTGAAGCAAAACATGCTCACATCGGTGACCTGTACTATGACAAGTCAACGGGTATTGGATACCGCTGGACAGAGAATAGTGGGGGTTACTATTGGGATGTTATCGAAGACAAGCAAGTTCAGCAGGCTTTGCAGAATGCCTCGCGGGCACAGTCTACTGCGGATGGAAAAGTGCGTTGCTTCAGCGCCCAGCCGTACCCTCCATATGAGGTTGGTGACCTTTGGGTACAAGGTGGTAGTGGTGATATTTTGTGCTGTCAGCACGATCGCGAAAGCGGAAGTTATGTGGCAAGTGATTGGGTGAGAGCATCGAAGTACACCGACGACACCAAAGCCATTGAAGCCGGAAAAACAGCAACAGATTACATCAAAGATGGCGCAGGTGGAGTTCAGGTCGGTCCCAATGGAAGCAGCAATGTAACCATGACTGATGAGGGGCTAGTTTTTAATGGCATCCGTAATCTGGTTCCTCTTTGGGAAAATGCTGATCCAACATCCGGTATGGCAGGAGGAACAGTTATCTGTTCAGATGGGCGTCTGGCATCTTACGCAGCAATTGCAATTGGTTGTCAGGAATATTACACGAGCCCATTTGATAGCGCTTCGACAGAGGGCGGCCTGATTCAGTACACAATCGTAATGCTGAATGGAAAGGAAGCACGTTGTTCTTATGTGTGGGATAAATCTCGTGCACGTAAGGTAACTGCCAGCAAAAACGGAATCACCTTTGGACCGGGCGGCTACTACGACACCAAAAAACTGGACAAGTGGATATGGCCGTGGACTGATGTGACATACGGCGCAAAGTTCGATGCTCACAATCAGTGCTGCGTACCAGTTATTATTTACGGATTTCTTTGAGGAGGTGGTGCTATGTATGTTACTACGTATAAAGCGGATGGGACGATTACCAGTATTGGAAAGGTGAACGATTCTTTCCCTGTAGACCGTGAGCACCCGCCTGATGGCTTGCTGTATACGGATGAGATACCGGATGGCCGGGGCATCATCCTGCAGTATAGAATTCAAAATGGAGAATTTGTTTATTCTCCGCAATCGACCACAACCGAAGATAAGACCGAAGAAGAGGAGGTAACTTATCAATGACTGAATTGAATCTGATCCTTTCTAAGAATGGTCAGGCACAGCTGGCAGATGGCAGCAGCACCCTGAACATGGGCTATGAGGGCAACAAGAGCGTTTATGCTCTGCGTATCTCGCCCCGTGATGAATGGGCAAACCTGACCATCAGCGCCTACTGGCACACCCCGAACAAGGAGATCATGCCTCCGGCAACCCTGTTCGCAAACAATGTGGCAAACGTCCCGGCTATCGTGACTGCAATCTCTGGTGAGGGCAAGGTGACCTTCCAGGGCATTCGCGATGGCGTAATCGTCACCAGCGCAGACGTGCCCTACACCGTTGGCGAGAACAGCGGTACCGAAATGGCAGACCTTCCTGATGCTGGCAGCACTACATGGGAGCAGCTGATTGCCGCAACACAGGCAAGCGCAGATGCAGCACAGAAGGCTCAGGTGGCAACCGAAAAGGCGGCCACTGGTCTGAGCGCTGTTCTGGCTGCTTCCGCTGCTGCACACAACGGCATCTTCCGTGGTAAGAACCTGGGTTCTGCTCCCACGGAGGCACAGCTGGTAGCCATCAAGGCGGGTACCTTTGACGACCTCTACGTGGGTGACTACTGGTCCAACGGCGGCGTGAATTATCGTATCGCCGCTTTTGACTATTACCTGAAGTGCGGTGACACCAGTTTCGATCGTCACCATGCGGTCATCGTACCGGACACCCAGCTGTGCACCCACAACATGAACGCAACCAATACGACTGAGGGCGGCTATGTCAACAGCCTGATGCGTCTGGAAGGTCTGACACAGGCCAAGGAGAAGGCGGTTGCAGTGTTTGGTGCAGACCATGTGCTGACCCATCGTGTCTACCTGACCAATGCTGTGACCAACGGTAAGCCTTCTGGCGGCGCATGGTTCGATAGTGATGTGGAGCTGATGAACGAGAACATGGTCTACGGCAGTCACATCTTTGCCCCTGGCTGCGACGGCAGCACGATTCCCACGAACTATACTGTGGAGAAGAGCCAGCTGCCTCTGTTCCAGCTTGCACCGCATCTGATCTCGAACCGCCAGTGGTTCTGGCTGCGAGATGTTGTTTCGTCTACGTTCTTCGCGGCTGTGGGCAACTACGGTCTTGCGAACTACAACGGCGCTTCGTCTGAGTATGGCGTTCGTCCCACTTTCCCCATCGGTTGATCAATCATCAGGCGGCCTTGTGCCGCCGTTATTTTTTTTTTTTGTTTGAAAGAAGGATTTTTGCGTGTCTAATATTCCTAAAAGTAGGAGAAAAGCGACCTCATTGGATGCTTTGGCACTGGCCCAGAATATTCGCTCTGAAATTACAACGGAGTTGATGCTGACTTTTGGGTATAGCGAAAAACGGCTGGAACAGCACATCCGTAAAGTCACAGATTATATTCAGGACGATGCGCTGCGGGAACGAGCTGCAGCTCAACTTCGGGAGACTAATCAGGACTTTAGTATGTGGTTTATTGAGAAAGAGCGGGACGAGGTTCTGAGGCTTTCTCGTGGAATATCGGCACACCTTCGGGCAGCTAACACGATCAGTCCTGTCAATATGAGTGAGTTTGAGGAGCGCAGACTGCAACTGGACAAAGCGCTGGAATGTTGCAATGTGCTCCAAGACGAATTGAACTATATTGCAAAAGTTCTGCCTGCTGACAAAAACAAATACACGCGCATTGTATTGAAGCTTGAGAAAGACTTCAATCTCATTAAAAAATTGCGGCAATCTGATAACGGGCGTTTCCTACCGCACATTCAGACAGCCGCAAAGTCCGAATAACAACAATTGGGTAGCCTTTGAAAAGTTTCGTCTACGTACTTCGCGAATGTGAACAACAACGGTAATGCGAACTACAACAACGCTTCGAATGAGAATGGCGTTCGTCCCGATTTCACATCCGTGCATTATGGACAGGATTCCCTGCACGGCAATGGGAAAGGAAAGGCTATCCGTTCGGGAGATAACCCGATGAATGATAACTGTGACGGTTCCGGTTACGACCGATGAACTTACAGCGCAGTTTATGAGGCAAAATGAATCCTTATTACGACACAAACGTTCTCTATGATGCGGGAGACCGCGCAATGAATGGCTCCCAGTTTAAGTATGCTTCGAAACTTTATAAGTTGAATCAGCTTCTCGTCACAGCAAAATTACAGAAGGCACTTCAAAATGGAACTTACCATCCGAAAGGGAGTATGAAGTTCCGATATCGTGAGCGAGGAAAGGAACGCCTCATTTCCAGCATCGTGACCCCTGACAAGGCGGTGAATCATGTAATTTGTGACGAGGTGCTGACTCCATATCTACAAAAGTTTCTACAGTACGACAATTCGGCATCTCAGAAGGGAAAAGGTGTAGCATTCCATCGAAGACGCTTTGAAAATGACCTGCGTAACTACTACCGCGAAGAAGGCACGAATGAAGGGTATGTGCTTTTTATCGACTTCAGCGGGTACTATGCGAACATTCAGCATGAACCGTGTAAGGCGGTGCTTCACGAGCTACTCGAAAAGAGCGGTCTGAGTGATGAACTTCGGCTTATCACCGAGGACTTGATGGATAAGATTTTCAAGACGTTCGAGATGGATGTCAGCCGATTCCCAGACGAGGACATCCAAGCCATGATGAATGGCAAGGTTGACCCTTTTATGAACATGGGCGTGCCGAAAGAGCTTTTGACCGGTGAAAAGATGCTGGCAAAGGGAACTGACATCGGTAACCAGCTGGCACAAAACATTGGTATCGTATTTCCTTACCGAATCGACAACTATTGTAAAATCGTCTGCGGCATGAAGCACCAGGGGCGCTATTCAGACGATATGCATATCATCCATCGAAGCAAAGAAGTGCTTCTGGAAGTTTTGGAAGGCATCAAGAAAATTGCAGCAGAGTATGGGCTGATTCTCAATGAGAAAAAGACACATATCTGCAAACTTTCCAGCGACTACCGTTACCTTCAGGTAAAGTACACATTACTTCAAAATGGAGTGGTTGTACGAAGAATCCACCCAAAAGCAATCACAAGAGAACGCCGTAAACTAAAGGCTTATAAGCGCCTGCTGGACAAAGGAATCGTAACCATAGAAGAAATTGATGGTTATTTTCGCTCCTGGCTCAGTGGGAACTACAAGTATATGAGCCGCGACCAAATCTATAAGATGAACAGCCTGTATGTAAAGCTGTTCGGAAGGAGTGTAACATGGAAGAAAGGGCATGGAAGGTTACGTTGGCTGATGGCACATCCCTCGGCAGCCTGAAGCTGAACGGTAACAACTTCATCAGTACCACCGAAGTCACCAAAGAGATGTTCGAGGACAATCTGACAGAAGTGACCATCGAGGGCGGTGACACCATCGAGAAGCATGAGAACATGGAACTGGTGCAGATCAGCAAGATGGGCGAAGAGTGGTGGTTCATCCTGCGGGATATTCCGGCAGAGGAACTGGAGCAGATGGCTCTGAAGGCACAGCTGGATTATCTGAGCATGATGGTTGACCCCGAGCTGTAAGGAGGAGTTCAAAATGGCAAATCACAGTAAGAAGTTCAACGATGTGCGTTCCTACTACAAGTACCACATGTGGAAGAAGCGGCATGTCGTGAATGCCGTGAAACAGGGCTGGATCACGGAGTACGAGTACGAGGAGATCACCGGCGAAAGCTATCCTGTACAGAAAGAGGAAGAAGTGGCCGTGGAAGCCGCGCCGGTTACTGAGACTCCTCAGGTTCCTGTTATGGCGGAGACCGAGAGCAACGCTAAGGGTGCAAGTGAGGAAGCAGATGTGACCTCCGAGGAATAAGGAGGGCATATGAGCATCGAAGCATATTCTCTTCTGAAGAATGGCAACCTGAAGCTCTCGGAACACTTCAAAGTTCGGGAGTTTTATTGTCGAGACGGCTCTGACCCGATTTTCGTGGATACAGAGCTTGTGGAGATTCTGGAGAAGATTCGTACCCACTTCAACAAGCCTGTGACCATCACGAGTGCATTCCGCACGGCAAGCTGGAACGCTAAACAGAAGAATGCCGCCAAGTACAGCCAGCATCTTTACGGCAAAGCGGCGGATATTCAGGTACAGGGCATCAGCGTGGAGCAGGTCTATGCCTACGCGGACAAGCTGCTTGCGGGCA